CAACTAACTAGTCTCCGTGTCTCCTCTGCTGGACAAGCTGCGGGTGGTGTTTATCTCTCGGGTAACTTGAACACAGTAGGTGGTGGTACAGTTACTGGTGTTAATGCCGTTGCAGATGGTATTGGTGTAAAGGTAGATGGAAGTTACCATAACCTCAAACTCATAGTTGAAAACTTCAACAGTGGTGCTGCGGTTGGGTTTAACTCGGCAGGAACTTCTTATTGTAATCTCTCAGTTACTATGTTTGGTTGCTCTGTTACTGGGTGGTTGAATAGTGGGGCTAGTTCATATGACCACTTTGATATATCTAGTTTTGCTGCTGGTGGCACAGCCTTCACACAGTCTGGTACATTTGGAGCACAGGATATATTCAGTGTTACCATGAATCATGGTACTGCTAAATTGTCTAGGTACTCTGGGACGAATAGTGCCATTGTTGCTGGTACTACTTCTACTACTCTAACACATACGGGTTTTGTTACCCCAAAGGCGTCCAATATCCGAGTAACTCAACAGGAGGATTGGGGGGCTAATCGTATGTGGGTTGCTAACATAACAGCAACTACCTTTGATGTGGTTACAGATGCAGCCCCAGCAGCTAACCTAGATTTCTCTTGGGAGCTTGGTATTTAATGGTAGACAACTATAGACTTGTAAGGGAGAGTGCGGAAGCCTCTCTCGAAGTCTTCATCAAATTGGTGGCTCCTCATCTTATGATTGGGGCGGTTCACCAAGAATTAATACAGTGGTGGACTAGACAGGAGGCAAAGCCTAACCAACTGGCTCTGCTACCTCGGGGTCACCTAAAGAGCAAACTGGTTGCTTATCGAGCTGCTTGGTGGATTACCAAGTATCCAGATACAACCATCTGCTATCTCTCTGCTACTGCTGACTTGGCAGAGAAACAATTGTTCCAGATTAAACAGATTCTTGAAAGCCCTATCTATCGTCGTTACTGGCCTGAAATGGTTAATGATGAAGAAGGCAAACGAGAGAAATGGGCTGTAGCTGAAATTGCTATTGACCACCCACTACGGAAAACAGAGGGTGTTCGTGATCCTACAGTTAAGGCTGTGGGTGTTACGTCTAACTTTACAGGTTTCCACGCCGATGTAGTTGTTCTGGACGACATGGTTGTACCAAAGAATGCCTACACAGAAGAAGGCCGTGATAAGGTAGCTGCTGCTTATTCCCAGTTGGCCTCTATTGAGAATCCGGGTGCTGTAGAATGGGTTGTTGGTACTAGATACCATCCTCGTGATATTTACGACATCATGATTAACATGAAGGCAGAACTGTACGATGAGGGTTCTGGCGAACTGTTGGAAGAGGATGATATATATGAGGTCTTTGAGAGAGTTGTGGAGACCCACGGAGAGTTCCTCTGGCCTCGTATGGCTCGTAATGATGGTAAGAAGTTTGGCTTCGATCAGAACGTATTGGCCCAGATCAAAGGAAAGTATGTAGATACCACACAGTTCTACGCACAGTACTACAACAACCCAAACGCGGCTGAGAACGCTAAGATTTCTACCGATAAGTTCCAGTACTTCGAGCGGAGTCTGCTGGTAAACAAAGAAGGAGATTGGTATCTCAAGGATAGGAAACTGTCTGTGTATGCTGCAATTGACTTCGCCTTCTCTCTGTCCAAGAAAGCAGATAGCACCTCTCTGGTGGTTGTTGGTGTAGACCATCAGGGTAACTTCTACGTTCTGGATATTGATAGGTTCAAGACCAACAAGATTGTGGATTACTTCAACCATATTGTTACTGCCCAGCAGAAGTGGGGGTTCCGTAAGATTAGGGCTGAGGTTAACGTGGCACAGAAGGCTATTGTGGAAGAACTAAAGTCCTCTTACATCAAGCCCAATGGCATCCCATTATCCATTGACGAGTTCCGTCCTAACAGGCACGAAGGAGACAAGGAAGAACGTATCTCCGCAGCCTTGGAGCCTAAGTATGACAACCTCCAGATGTGGCACTACAAGGGAGGTAACTGTCAGTTGCTTGAGGAAGAGTTGGTGATGAACCACCCTCCCCACGACGACATTAAGGACTCACTGGCTAACGCTGTTAGCATAGCAGTTATCCCACGACAACGGTTTGGGGATAATGGACAACACAGTAACATAATCTCACACCCCCGCTTTGGAGGAATCGCATGAAGATTCTGACTTGTAGATGTGGGATCTCTTTTGAAACCACACATGGTAATAAAAAGTATTGTTCTAGCAAATGCCAGATATTCTACAATTCAAGGAATGTTTGGGCAGCTAGTAAGAGTAACTTTGGTTTTAGAGCAACTTACTTACTAAGTGCTGCTAAGAATAGAGCTAAGACCAAGAATATTCCTTTCGACTTAGATAGAGAATTTCTGCTCCATTTATGGGAGGAGCAAGAGGGATTATGCTGTATCTCTGGCTACCCACTAAATCTGGAAACACCTATAAATGTGGGTCAACCTAGGTTTGATGCTCCCTCACTGGATCGAATAGTACCAGCTCTTGGGTATGTCAAAGGAAATGTTAGGTTAGTTTGTTACCAAATAAACTGTGCAATACACGATTACGGAGCAGAGCATTTCCTTAAATTGTGTCGGGCCGTTATAACCCACAGTGATGTGGGGATTTTCTAAATTAGGAGAATAATGTGGCGGGAAAAGTCGCGCAAATCGCAAATATAGCAACACCAGATGGCATTGCTCGTCAATTGTCCTCCCTGTTTAACAACTGGTGGATGCAACGCAGTACGAAAGAGGCCGAGTGGAAAGAACTGAGGGCATATCTCTTCGCTACTGACACTAGCAAGACGACCAATAGTTCTCTCCCTTGGAAGAACCGTACCACTATCCCTAAGCTGACACAGATTCGAGACAACCTCCATGCTAACTACATGGATGCTCTGTTTCCTAATGATGACTGGCTTAAGTGGGAAGGGTTTAGTCAGGATGCAGTAGTAGCCAAAAAGCGGCAGGCGATTGAAGCCTACATGAAGAATAAGCTGAGGGAGTCTAACTTCCGGGAGTTTATTAGCAAAAGCTTATACGACTATATTGATTATGGCAATGTGTTTGGTGAGGCTGTGTGGGTAACAGAGTATACCAAGGATGCTGCTACAGGTGATCCGGTAGTCTTGTACGTGGGCCCTAAGGCCCTTCGTATCTCTCCACATGACCACATCTTCAATCCATTGGCTGCTTCTTACAGTGACTCCCCAAAGTTCACTCGATATATGAAGTCAATTGGTGAGTTGAAGAAGGAGATTGTTACTCGCCCTGATCTGGCTTTTGAACCAGCAGCCTTTACTAAGATCACAGAGCTTCGTAAGCAAATGACTGACTTCCGTATGGAAGACATAGCCAAAGCTGAGGGCTACATGATTGATGGTTTCGGCTCTATGAAAGAGTATTACCAGTCTGGTTTGGTAGAGATTATCGAGTTTGAAGGTGATCTGTACGACTCTGATACAGGCGAGTTGCGTGAGAATCGTATTATCACCATAGCAGATCGTAAGTATGTCCTCCGAGACATCGAAAATCCTAGCTGGTTTGGTCAGGATAGCAAGTGTAACGTAGTTTGGCGGGAACGCCCAGACAATCTGTATGGTATGGGCCCACTGGACAATCTGGTTGGTATGCAATACCGCCTTGACCATCTGGAAAACAACAAAGCAGATGCTCTGGATCAGACAATTCTTCCTCCGAAAGTTATCAAGGGTGATGTAGAGCCCTTCGAGTGGGGGCCGGGTGTTAATATCCATGTCCCAGAAGATGGTGATGTTACCATTCTTCCCCCAAATCAAGCTGCTTTCATGGTAAACAACGAGATTGGTTACCTGTTGCAACTGATGGAGGAAATGGCAGGTGCTCCTAAAGAGGCTATGGGTATCCGTAGTCCCGGTGAGAAGACTGCTTTTGAGGTACAGCAACTCCAGAACGCCGCTGGTAGGATTTTCCAGAACAAAGTCAACAAGTTTGAAGTTGAGTTCATGGAACCCCTTATCAACAAGATGCTGGAACTTGCTAAACGACACATGGATGTAGTGGATGTAGTCCGGGTTATGGATGATGATCTTGGGGTTACTGATTTCATCAGCATTACCAAGGAAGACATTACCTCTAAAGGCAAACTTCGCCCAATGGGTGCTCGTCACTATGCTGCTCGTGCTCAACTGATGCAGAACTTGTCTGGTATCTTCCAAGGCCCGTTGGGACAGATCATCGCTCCTCACGTATCCGCTAAGAAACTGGCTAAGTTGGTGGATGAGTACATGGGATTCCAACAGTTCTCCTTCATCAAGGATCATGCTGCTATCTTCGAGGGTAAAGAGACTCAAGCACTGATGAATCAAGCTTCTTCCTCTCTGGAAGGAGAGGCTGCACAGCCAATTGAAGAAAATATGGTAGGAAATGCATAAAGTGCTTGACAAAACTGTAAAAGTGTGGTAGAATATTACTATGTTAAACAATTTAAAAGGCAAAGGCTCTGAAAAGTTATCTAAGGAGGAGGTTTATGACTTCCTCCACGGGTACTTAGAAGAACAGCTTAGTCTAGTTCAGCGTCAAGCTATGAGTGAAGAGTCTTTTACTAAGCCTGCATGGGCTGAGTATCAGGCCTTCCTTCTAGGGCAACAAAAAGCATTTAGTAAATTAATCGAATTAATCCCTTTGACCAAAGGTAAATAAATGAACACTGAATCAACAATCTTTTCGGAGACCACCGAAAGTACAGCACCTGCAACATCCCCCTCCGTCTCTCTTCCACAAGAAGTGCAAGATTTGGTAGGGCAAGGTAAGAAGTATGCAACAGCAGAAGATGCTCTTCGTTCTGTTCCCCACGCGCAAACGCATATCAAGACTCTCGAAGGAGAGTTGCAAGCTGCTCGTGATGAATTGGCAAAGCGTCGTACTGCCGAAGAACTTCTGGATGAAATCAAATCTGGTATGAAGGCTCCTGAGACACCCTCTGGTAATCCGATTACATCAGATACAGTAGCACAATTGGTTGACCAGCAGTTGGCACGGCAAGCCGCCCAACAAACCGCTGCTCAGAATGCTAGACAGGTTGTAGACGCTATCAAGTCTTCTTATGGAGACAAGGCAGAGGAATTTTATGTTTCTCTTGCTAATGATTCTGGTCTATCTGTTGATGCACTTAATCGACTGGCTGCAACATCGCCTGCTGCGGTTCTGCGTTTGGCAGGACTCACTACTAAGACTCAAACCCCTCCTGTAGGTCGTCTCAATTCCTCAGTTAATACCGATCACATGCGAGATACGACACAAGACGTCAGTAATCTGTCCGCAAGGGTGGGTTCTGGGGCTACTACTAAGAAGATGGTTGATGCTTGGAAGATCGCAGGTTTGAAAATCGGTAAACAATCTTAAAAAGGATAAAACATGTCTCAACTTACTACAAATACTACTGCTTTTATCGAAGCCCAGCAGTACTCGCAGTTTATTCTGGATAATCTGCCAGATTATCAACTGCCGGAAGGCTTCTACCGTGATGTATCGGACTTTGGTACTGGTACTACGCTTAACATCAAGACTGTTGGTACAGTAACCATTCAGGATGCAGCCGAGGATACTCCTCTGGTGTGCAATCCGATTGATACTGGTACGCTGACTATGTCCATCACCGATTATGTTGGTGATGCTTGGCGTGTGTCGGATGACCTCCGCGAAGATGGTTCGCAAATTGACCAACTGATGGCTATGCGCGCTGTGGAATCCACTCGTGCTCTGGCTGTTAACCATGAGTCTCGCTTCCTTGCTGTGGCTAATGCTGGCCAGACAGGTTCCAACCTGAATCTGGTAAATGCTCGTCCGCACCGTTGGGTTGCTGGTGGTTCTGGTGTTACTACTCGTATCATGTCTCTGTCTGACTTCATTTCGATGAAGCTGGCCTTTGATAAGGCTAACGTTCCTGCTGAGGGTCGCATTGCTGTTGTGGATGCAATTGTTGAGGCTTCTATCAACAACCTGACCAATCTGGTGAACGTGTCTAACAACCCAATGTTTGAAGGTATCATCACCGAAGGTTTCGCCAAAGCCCACCGCTTTGTCAAGAATATCTTTGGCTTTGACGTATACACTTCTAACCATCTGCCGTTGCTGACTGCTACCGAGGCTATCAATGCCTCTTCGTATGGTCTGGCTAACACGACTGCTCAAATTGGTGACGTTGCAAACATCTTCATGTGTATCGCTGATGATTCGACCAAGCCCGTTATGCATGCATGGCGTCGTATGCCGAAGACAGAGGGCTGGCGTGATCCGGATAACCGTGGTGATAAGTTCCAAGTTACGTCCCGCTTTGGCTTCGGTGTTCAGCGTGTAGAGACTCTTGGTATCATCCTGACCTCTGCGTCTACATACTAATCTAAACTAAGGAGACTGACATGGGTTTTGAACTCGACTCTAAGCGTGGTGTTTTCAATCACTACGGTGTACGCACAACTGACCAGAAGTTTGGTGGTAACGTGGACGATGAAGTAATTAAGTTTGCTGTTTGGACATTCGACTACGACGATCTGCCTACATATGGCACGTCTAATCTACAAATGGTTATTCCAGCTAATGCTCGTATTCTGAGTGCTAAACTGGAAATCATCACCGGCTTTACCTCTACTTCGACTACTACTGACCTCTTGGTTGGTTTGTACACAAGTGCTGGTGTTGCTATTGACGCAGATGGTTTGATTACTGCTGCTCAAGCTACACAAACTACCATTGCTACTGCTGGTAATGTTATTGACGGTGCTTCCGGTACTCCGGGTGCTCTGATTAACGTGACTATCGGTGCTACTGCTGGTGAATTGGTTGTTGCTGGTTCGGCTGCTGACTTGACCGCTGGTCGTGCTCGTCTGATTGTGGAATACATCAAAGCTGGTATCTAAACCGGTATTGTTCTAACTAAAGGGCTGCTGGGAAATACTCAGTGGCCCTTTTTACTTTGAAAGGAATTAAATCATGGCTTTGCCAAATCATAATGCAGTAGATTTCGAACGTATGGAGGTACGCTGCGATCAAGTTACAGCAGCTACCTCTATCACGGTCGCAGGTAACACAGTCACAGGCACAGAGTTTGCTGCGGTTGATGGTGTAACTGCTGGTACTGTGACTGCCTCTAAAGCTGTTATCGTAGATGCATCTAAGAATATCGGTCGATTTGAAACAATCACTACAGATGCTGTTGATCTGTCTTCTGGTACCCCAGTAAGTCACCCTATTAATATGGAGGGGCTCACACTTGCAGCAGATACAAACGCTATTCGTGGTGCTAGTGTAAACCCGACACGTACTTCTGGTTGGACAAGTTTCAGTGGTACAGTTGGGGCTACTCCTGCTCAGGTATACACGGATTACCGTGAACTGCATACTACGGGTGTAGCAGAAGTCTTAGGCGCAGGTTCCTTCCCTTACATGGATGCTACTGCCTCTTGTGCTAGCATGTTTGCTGGTCAAGATATTGCCTATGTCTCCGCTGGTGCTACAGTATTGTCGGCTGCTGCTGCTCCGGGTGTAGGTATCTTCGCCCGTACCATGAAGACTACTTTGGATGGTGAGACCTTCACGGCTGGTGGGGTTGCTGCTGCCTTCTTCGCTAGTGTTCAAGCAAACGTAACTGATGTTCAAGCAGAAGATACCTCTGTTGGTAATTTTGAGATTGCTAGTGGTGGTATTCAGAACGTATTCAAACTCCAGTGTACTGCTGCTAAGGGGGCTACATACTTGTTCAACTTCACTGATGACAATGGTGAACCTGTCAGTCTGACAAACGGCTCTGACTTGAATGATATTTCCGCCACAGCTAATGCTGGTTGGATTAAGGTTCTGGTTGGTTCTACCGTTCGCTATATCCCCTTGTACGCAGTGAAGGCATAACAGAGTGATTATTTCCAAAGACTACCTACAAGAGTTGAAGCAAAAGATAGTTGAGCAGAAAGGACAGGCTGTTCAAGAAGTGAATAAGGCCAATATAGTTATTCACAAGATTGATGGTGCTATTGATCTGCTTGCTATCCTGCTAGACTATGCTGAAAAACAAGAGTCTGGGAATAGCCAATAAATTGACCCCTTTAATTAGGGGTCTTTCACATTTCGTGAGATAGGAGGGTAAAACCATTACAATTGAACACTCGATAATTCCTGATGCACAACTGCACCAACCCAAGGGTGCTTCCACTG